GCCCCGGGTTCTGCTTCAATAGAAGAGAATCCCCATTTGATGCAAAGATTCTTGTATTCATTTGCAATAAGATAATATTTCTTAGTGCTTATGAAAGCATGAATCTGAGCACCGGTGATCTCTACCCCGTCTTGATACCATCGTTTCGCGAACTCATAAGTATTTTCTGATACATGAGTTTTCGATTCGGATATTGAAACCTGAAGAGAGTTCATTAGCTGAATATAACTTTCAGCTACGTCCTTTCCTCCGATAACAATATCATCACCGAGCAGAGCGTAGTTTTCAAAGTAAGGTTTTCCTACTTTTAGAGCTGCGATCCGCACGATGATATGATGTGTCAAGGCGAAGACCGACCATGAGCTATACGCTCCCATAGGTTGGCCGGATCCGTATTTCACGGTCCGGTCCTCCCAAGGAACGTAGAATTCATGAGCAGTTAATATCCGCGCCCAGGCATCCGCATATTCGGGTGACCCTGTCAGATGCTCGACTACCATCTTCTGAACAATCAGAGGAAAGCGGTCGGTTGCAGCTGTAAGGTCTAACGAATAATACGGCCCTGACTCCAAAGTCTTCATCGGACTAGTTTGTCTAAAGGTACAATCTGGTCTGATCCCTTTCAGGATTGAAAAGATTCGATCATGAAGTGGTTTCAGACTAGTCTGTGACCAATAGTCAAGAATTGCAATAATTCTTGATTTCCTATCGGGTTGATGTACTATACTTAGTTTTCGAGTTACCAGCTTTTCAACTGGTTTCTTGATCTTTAAGTATTCGTATATCTCCTCGAAGGAAAACAATCTGATCTGATCAAGAGCCGTCTTAAGGCGTTCCCCACCAACGGTGACTATATCTTTATATAGATCATCGCTGATAAGGTGCGCATCAAGATGGGCAGACTTAAGCGCAATTGCGTTTGGGCCTGATTTGGTAGTTAGGTGAAACTTAGCCCATTTAGGCTTTGAAGATGGTATATCCATTCCCTGAAAGATCATAGGAATTAACATCCTTATTTCTTGCAGGACGCTATCGTCGATCTTAGATTTATCTTCGATCGTCGATAGTGATGGAAAGTACTGACTTCCGGGTAGTGCTCTACTAATTGACAGTAATGTCAGTAGTAGACGCTTTTCAGAGACGCCTCCGTGAGCCAGCTCCTGAAGGGGACCGAGTAATCTCGGTAACCCTTTTCGGTTAAGGCTTATGGATACGTCTCCCGACTGGGAAACTGCTTGACCAGAGAGGAATCGAGTTGTACACAATCTTACGATTTTTACTCGTTTGATCGTGTTATCAACTCCTCTTGTTCTGATCATTTTGCTTATGCTATCGATCCAGTAATCGATGTAACGATTACCGTCCGAGACCTGAAGAAATCATGTGTTTAACGCTTTCAAGAAGCGTTTTATTATATGAATTTTTAAAGTGTTGAAGACGGTTTAGTTTCGTTGATTATTTAGGAGCCGACCGCATGAGGCCCTTTGACTCTATCCCAGGGTTAGGGGGTCAGCCTTCCTAGGACCCGAGCTAACGTGAGCTAGCTTGTGCCTTGTAGGCGTACGGGTATCTATCTTCCTCATGGAAGTGTACGTCGGTTTCCAACGGTAAAGCTATCGCCAATCAGATTGGGAGCTTTTCTATACCGCGGGTGCATCCATCACCTGCCGAAGCAAGTATCTCCTCTCTTTAAGAGAG